CTTCAAAGTGCTGATGACGCAGCTTGAACCTATGGCTTTCAAGCAAGCTCGCAAAGTCACCATTTGACTTAATGTGCATAGGCAAGATGGATAACCAAACCAACACCCTCACCCCGGAAGCTCAGGTTGAAAAGCTAGCTTCTAGCCTTACTGCTATGCAGACTGAAAAGGCTGACCTTCAGAAATCCTTTGAAGCCCTTGCTTCTGAGAAGATGGCCAGCAATGAAGAAGCTACTAAGCTGAAGGCTGAGTTTGAAGCCCATAAGCTTCTGGCCGAAACTGAGAAGACTGAGCTGACCAAGCTACTTGCTGAAGCTCAAGCCAATCAGGTGACTGCTTCCAAGGAAGCTGCCAAGGTGATTTCCAATCTTGGGATGAAGCCTGTTGATGTTTCCCCGGCAGACAAACTTGCTTCTGAAGAAGTCACTGATGCCAAGAGCGTCTGGGCTTCCTTCCTGAAGATGAAGGCTGGCACTGAAAAGCAAGCTTACTTCCGTAAGCACAAGGCCATCCTTGACCCTCTTAACCTTTCCTAATTTCCCTAACTCAATCTAACTAAATAAAAAACTACTATGGCTAACACATTCTCGGCTGCTCCAGCAGCTCTGTCAGAAATCATCCTCCCCGGTTTGAAGGGTCGCTTGGCGTTCCTTTCTGCCTTTTCCACAAACCTTTCTTCCAACGCTGTGGGCAAGACCATTCAGGTCAGCCTTGTCAGTGGTGGTGCTGCCAAGGAATTTTCCAAGGCTAATGGTGGTTACAATGAGTCTGACGCAGCTGACCTTACGGCAGTTAGCGTAACGCTCAAGCACCTGCACAGCAC